CCTGTCGACTACAATCCGTAGTCCACCTTAAAGATGGACGTCAAGACTGGGTGTCGGATATGTTCACCGTAAGACATGTTTCTGATCGCCTTAGCAAGAGAAACCCACTCCATCTCTTCGTGCCCGTATCGCCTCTGGAGAGACTGCACTGAGATTTGGTGGTGACTACGGTTGTCGGGGTTGATGTGGTGGCGCTCGTTGATTTTCATGTTAGAGGGAAAGCGCTGTCGCAGCGCATCCAACAGGATGTTGCCGGGCTCATTGCAGAGTCCGCGGATAATTCCGGCGGTTCTAGCTGTGAACTTCTTGTCCATTCCACGACCTGGAAGTTTAGACCAAGCGCGGAATTGTTTCGAAGTAACTCCACATTTCTTGTGATCGATGTCACCATCGCAGCCCCCCAAACTTCGGAATAGAACACCGAGGTTAAGGGACCGCACTAGCACACCATCCACTTCGTACGTTGTTTCCTTGAGGAACTGTTGTTCCTCACGAGAGCTTGCGAAATCCACCGTGATTTTGTGACCGACGGCAGCAGCAGCCCGAATTAATAAGTCTTTCCTGAAATCTTCTGAACCATAATCAAACGTTGTTGCAGCGTCGCCACTCTCATTGGAGCGGACTATGGCTATGAATATGGACGTTTGAATGGCTAGGGATGCCAGATCATTGACTAATGTGGTTTCGGGACAACCGCTGCCTTGGTTGATATCGAGCGGTTTGATCTCGACGTACTCTCGGCGGTTGTACGGATTGCGGATGATGATTTTACGCTTAAGTTGACGGTAAAGCTTCGAGACGAACTCGGCTGCTTTAACGACGTGGAAGAATAAAGCCAGGATAGCGAACATGGCCCAAGTGTTACCTGAGTCGCATGAAGAGATATCGGTATCAAACCGAATCAGTTCGCCATCCTGGGTTCTCCAAATCGATGAAACATCATCTGAGAAAATGTCGGAGTAGAGACCGGGACCATCGTCGGCTTCGAGGGGCGGGTACTGACCTAATGAACCGTAGATACGATACACGAAGTTGAACCCGCAGTACGAGTAGAGCCCACGCCTACAAATCAATTTCTTGATGTACGCGTGGACCCAGCCGGCATAGAGTATGGCCTTCCCGAAGGTGATATAAAGGCGACCGATCTTGCCTGGTTTGGCAAGTTCATTCTTGATTTTCGCCTCAACCTCTCCTTCTAGAGAATCTGAGTAAGTGTGAATGACCTCCTGGTCGTACCAAAGCCCGTATAGCTTGGACTTGGTTTTCGACGACAAGGCGAATAAAAGTCGAGCAGTGAAGGCGCAGAACAGCCAGATGAGACTGAACCAACCTTGTTGTTGAGCGACATATTGTTGACCAGTGAGGTCTCCTAACACCTCACCAAAGGCGTGAGTCGCCAGAACGGTCTGTTCTGGAACCTCATTTTGGGAGGGTATCGCCACCTTACGATTGGACGAGACCTCAACACATTCATCGAAGACGTCTCCGGGTACGACAGCTTTCAAACTGTTGACCAGGAACGCCTGATTATGCTGGAGCACTTGTTCATCGTCGCGCGCCTTGTATAGACGCGCCATTGCACCCTCGACGTTCTCGGGAGACGGACTATATTGGACAAACTCACGTTCACCGGAGAACCGGAAACCGTAAGTCTTGTACCAACGACATCGTCCATCATCGCGAGTGTCGAACACGCCCCTAATCTCACCTGGCGCTGAAAGGGTGAAACCTCTCTTTGCAACCACGCGGAATTTGGAGTTGTTTGTCGTGTTCAACGGTACTGTGGACAGGACTGCCTCGTCCTTGTAGAAGGACTCTAGCTCGATTGAGCCAGTTTGCTCGAGGACAGCACGCCTCTCCTCGGGCGACACAGCGTTAACCACGGTACGGTGTGGCGCAACTGACACTTTGATGAGGCTTTCAAAGTATCGAACTGTGTCAAGACGACTCTGAATTGGAATCGTCCGATATTCACCATTCCCTAGTGCCGTGTAAGCGTTGGACATGCTCTCGGTTAAGACGGGAGAATAGAACTTAGACTGGAG